TGGTTCCGGAAGGCAAGGAATATCCCGACGCAGCGATGAGCGACGCAAAGGAATCCTACAAGATCAACAAATACGGCAACGTGTTTACGATCACATGGGAAACCGTTGTCAATGATGATCTGGACGCGATCAGCCGTATCCCTGCAATGCAGGGAGCCGCCTGCCGACGTCTGCAGAATCAGGCTGTGTACGGAGTGTTGACCGCAAATGCTGCGATGGCAGATACAGGGCTGCTGTTCAATGCGACAGCACAAACCACTGCAGGCGGTCACGCGAATTACGCGACTGGTGCAGGTGCTCCGAGTGTCTCCACTCTGAACACCGCTTACATCAGCATGATGACAAAGAAGGGACTGCGTTCAGACGTCATTCTGAACATCCAGCCGGCCTTCCTGATCGTGCCAGCGGCTATCAGTGCGACTGCACTGCAGTTACTGGGATCTATCGCTGATCCGTCTGTCGGTGGTTCTGCCGCTGGTAACAGCAACACAAAGAACATCTACGGGCCAAACGGAGACCGACCGTTGAAGGTCATCGTGGAGCCACTGCTCGACGCCAACAGTTCAACGGCATGGTACCTGGCAGCGAACAACAGTCAGGTCGACACCGTGGAAATCACCTTCCTCGAAGGCGAACAGTCTCCAGTTCTTGAATCTGAATGGGACTTTGACAAGGACGTATACAAAAACAAGGTCCGTCAGACGTTCGGTGTTGCTGCGATTGATTACCGTGGTCTGTACAAACACAACGGTGCATGATCGACGGGTGAATGATCTCGCCCGGCTGGCTGTGTAGTCAGCCGGGCATTTTGAAAATGCATCTCCACAACGTAGCGGAATGCGATAACCGTTGTTTGAAAGGTAAAAGACGATGGCTGGTATTCAGGATTTTCAGGAATTCTATGATGATTTCAACGGGGCAGTGGCGGCCTTCCCGACGTCAGCGGATCCAGCCACAGCGTGGCTGGTAGATGACACATCAAGCGCAGGTGCTCCGACCTATACAAAAGGCACCAGTGAGGCGACGTTGACGCTGGCATCCACCACGGAAATTGAAAACGTCTGTCTGCATTTTAATGATGCTCTGGACTTTGATATCGATTCCATCATTCGTATGGAATTCCGGGCAAAGGTCACCACCACTCTCGACAGTGCAACTACGATCGTAATGGGTCTTGGTTCGGCTCGTGCGGACGATCCTGACACAGTCGCGGCAAATGCGTTTTTCAAACTGGCCGGCAGCAATGCAGTCGTCGTCGAAACCGACGATGGAACAACGGACAATGACGATAACGCGACAGGTGTGTCGCTCAGTTCGACATACAAACGATTCGTGATCGATTTCAGCGGCGGCAAGTCTGACGTCAAGTTCTACGTTGACGGTGTGAAAGTCGGCACTGAAACGTTCACGATGTCAGCGTATTCATCCGGGCTGCAGCCAATCTTTCAGATTCAGAAGACCAGCGACAGCAACACCGACGCGCTGACGGTCGACTATGTGAAGGTTGTGTCACGTCGATGAGTCTTGCAGGCCGGATTGTAACTGATGCGGGAACGGTGTTTCTGAACAGCGAGCATTTCGCTGAAACAGTCACATACCATCCGCATCGGTTCCACACTGCTGCGGTGCGACAGCCACGAACAATCAAGGCTGTCGTCACCCGCAATCAGGTGGCCACGTTCAATCCGGACGAGCAGATTCTGACTGAATTTGAGGTGCGAGTTGCGAACAACGTCACCACCGGGATCACAAGTGCAGAACTCGACACCGGTGGTGATCAAATCGAACTCGCACCACGTATCGGCGAAACAGCTCGGAAAGTATCGGTGCAGATGCTGACTGAGCACGACGAGGGAATGCTGGTGCTGATATGTCGGTGATCACTGAAAAGCCAATCGTCACCAAAATCTCTGATGAGATTTTCACACGGTTGGAAACATTGATCACTGAACCTAACGACGCATTCACGTTCACCAACGTGGTGCGCCCGACGAAGATTGCAACGTACACACCAGCACACGGTTTGATTGTTTTGACTCGTGGAGAAATCACACGAGTCAATGATCTAGACTGTCCCGGCAATCCTCCAGCGATTGCATATCAGCAAACTTTTCTGGTGCGGGTACATATCGCTCCGAGCGAAAAAGATCTGACACCAGTGGAGCTATATGAGGACGTAGCAGAAGCGGCGATTCACAAAGCGATCAGAACATCAAACACATGGCACACGTTTGGCGGAAACGCGATCAATGCAGACTTCGGGCCACAGATCACCGCGACGTCTGACGGTGGGTACGATGGAATCGCAGTTCCAGTGATTGTGACGTTTCGAGTGTCTGAGGGTGATCCGTACACGGTGCGAAACTGATGCTTGCAATTGAAATTGATCAGAACCAACTGCAGAAGCTCGCAACGGCATCGGCGAGCGTCGGCAAGAAAATGAAGAAGGAACTTGCTGCGGCAATCAATCAGGTAAGCAAAAAGACAAAACTGGAAATGGGTCGCGGTATTCGGGCCACGGTTAATTTGAAGAAGGATGAATCAGAAAGGCCGTTGAGCATTCGGGCGAGTGCGACGGAGCAAAACCTGTCGGCTGTCGTGTCTCTCAAGAAAACGCCACGACTCGGCCTGCGGCACTTTGGAGCGAAGCAGAATAAGACTGGAGTCACATTTAAAATCAGCAAGCGAGGCGGCAGAGGGAGCGTGACTGGTGCATTTCTGGGGCCGAAACCCGGAGCGGTGAAAACCAGTTGGCGAGGCAACGCATTCAAGCGGGTCGGAAAAAAACGTCTGCCCATTATTCAGATCAAAGGCGTGTCAGCCTGGGGCGCATACGTCAAGAACAGTTTAGCGGCACCACAAGCCAAAGCAGTGGAAGCAGAACTCCGCAAGCAGATCGATCGTCGAATTAACCTGAACGTACTCCGCGCAAGTGGTCTCGTTAAAACATAAGGGAAAGAACTCATGCCATTGCTACGACGTCGCGCGGTATTCGCTGCAAAGACGGAAACGACGATCGGAACAGCCGAATCATTGACCGGTGCTGAAGGCGTTTACAACGCTCGCGACTTCATGATTCAGCCCAACGTCTCATTTACTCGGCGTGAAGGTCAGGGCGGGTTTAACTACCTGACCAGCATTGCCGAAGGCATGACAGGTACATGCACCATAATTCACGATCTTACGTACAACGGAACGGATATTCCCAATTGGGCCAGTGTCTTGCTGCCAGCGTGTGGTTGGGTCGATACGGCGGGCGTGTTTTCACCCGTATCAGCTGGACCCGGTGCAAACGTCAAAACACTGACGATCGGCCACTACAAAGACGGTAAACGCACGCTGTTGTCCGGTGCAATGGGCACGTGGAAGATCGTCTGTCCGACTGGCAAGGTTGCTTACATTGAGTTTACCTTTACGGGCAAGTACTCCAGCAACGAAACAGACACAGCCCTCATTGCTCCGACGTATCCGACAGTTTCGCCGCTGCGATTCGCTGCCGGTGCTCTGACCTGGAACAGCGTTAACCTGTGTACGTCGAACGTCGAAGTAGACGCAGGCAACAGCGTGATCATGCGGGAATGTGTCAACGCCACCGACCGTTCTGGATACGTATCAGCCTTGGTCACTAACCGGGCACCAGTGATCACGGCAGACCCTGAGTCTGAACTGGTAGCGACGCAGGACCGTGACGCACTGTGGTTGACGTCGTCCGCTCAGGCCTTCTCGATGCGAGTCGGAACCACCGGAACATCCATCACGATCGCAGCACCGAAAGCCCAACTAGAAAACAAACAGCAGGGTAACCGCTCGGACATGATGGTTGACAACCTGACTTGGCTGGCGACAGCTGGCAGCAGTGCAGATACAGAACTTACCATTGCTTTTGATTGAAAGAGTTTATGCCACTCGCGTTAGAACCCGGTCAGCAGTACCCAATTGTTCTGGAAACCGACGAAAACAAGCCCGCAGAGAGCAGGCCGACTTTCTTCGCTAAGTCGCAGTCTATGCGAGGCCAGCAAGCTATCGGAACGGTGTTGGACCTGTGGACAACTAGAGATGACGTGACAATTGAAACGCTGTTCGACGAAACGTGCAAGGTATTGGCTGGGGTTGTGATCGGATGGAAGCACATGAGCGGAATCGAGTTCAGTCCTGATGCCATTCGTGACGTGCTGACTTACTCGGAGGCGAGGGAGCTGTTGCGAAAGGTCATGTACAACCAGCACATCACACAGGACGAAAAAAAAAGTACAGAGTAGCGGCACTGATACGGGGCGGGTTGATTTGTCGTAGTTGCACTCGTGGTCAATGTCGAGACGTCAGCGAGAAACCGAACCTGCTGGAAATCGAATGCCCGTCATGCAACGGTGGCGGGTGTGAAGACTGTCAGGACGGAGTGTTCACTGTTGAGGGATGCCCGAACGGTTACTGTCGGTCGATCGTGACGTCAATTGATCTGATTGACCTGTTCGGAAAAGGGATGCCGCCAATCAATGGTGGCGTGTTGGATCAGTCGGCAAGTTTTATCGACGCTGTTCAATTCTTCGAAAGCGAAGAGAGAAAAGTAGCGAATGAGCGAAGCAGTCGAAATACTTATCAAAGCTGACGACCAGGCGTCGCAGAAGTTCGCCACGACTGCGGAGAACATGGACAAGTCACTCAAGCGAGTGAATCAAATCCTGTCCGGTCTCGAAGAACCTGCCGACAGGTACGCCAAACAACTGGAAGAACTTAACCAGTTGCACCGTGATGGTGCGTTGTCTGCGGAACAGTTCGCGGCCGCTCAAGACAAAATCAGCGGCAAGATGAACAACACCGGTGCAGCCATGAAGGACGTCGGCGGCAACGCAAAGAAAACAACCGAGCTGGTTGGAACTCTGGCACAGTTGACGGGAAACACGGAACTAGGCAACTTCGCTTCTCAACTGGCTGGAGCAACTGAAAAGATCAGTTCCTTTGGTGAAGTATCCAAAGCCGGTAAAGCCGGGGCACTCGCCTTCAAGCTCGGGCTGGTCGCACTCGCCGCTACGATCGGTTCGGCAATCGGTAAAGCAATCGGCGATGTGATTTTCGAAACGAAGAAGTTCACCCGCGAACTGGAACGCGCCAAAGAAGCATCCAAAGAACTGGAAGACCGGCTTCAGAAAACTCGCTCCGTAATGATGGAGAACGCGAAGGAGGATATTGAACTCATTCGCGATCCAGACAAGAAACGGGCAGAGTACAAAGCGTTACTGGACACGCTCAACAAAGACATTGACGCGGTCAGTAAAAACGTCACCGTGTCGCAGAAAGCTGTTGACGAGTGGGCAGACGCATGGCAGATCACTGGAAACCGCAAAGAGTACGCGAAGCAGGCACAGGAACAACTGGAAAACGACAAAGCCAGGCTGGCAGCACTTCGGGATGAACGCGACGAACTGCAGAAGATCACGTCGGAGCGTACTCGGCAAAATGAAGAACTCGCCAAAGCAAACGAAGCGAAAGACAAATCAGAGGCGTATATAGCCCAACTGAAGCAGGAGGTAGAATACCTTGCAGCAACTAAAGAAGAACAGTTGCTGCTGGATGCCGCTCGAAACACAACCATTGAAGATCGTGGAGAAGCCGAACGGCTGCTGAAAGAACGCGACGCGATTCTTGCTAAGGCCGAAGCACAGAAAGAACTGGAAGAAGCTCAGAAGCGTGCTGAAGAAGAACGAGCCAAAGCGGCAGAGAAGGCCATTCAGGACGCACAGCGGGAACGTGATCGAATCGAGGGCATCGTCCGTACTGAAAACGAACGGCTGGCGTTGCGTGCTCTGGAATTAGAGCAGGGCAAAGAGGCTGCAAAGGTGCAGGCGTTGATTGCTCAGGGCGTCGAAGAAGCAGCAGCAAAGCAGATCGCGGCCACTGAATCGGCATTGCAGGCCAAAGAGGATAAAGCGAAAGCCGAAGAGACCAACGCACAGGAAGCGGCCAAAGAAAAGCAACGGATCGCTGACCTCGTCAAAGCAGAACAGGAACGGTTGGCACTCAAAAAACTGGAAGCCGAACAGGGCAAGGAAGCAGCAAAGGCTCAGGCGTTAATCAATCAGGGCGTAGACGAAGTCACAGCGAAGAAACTGGCGGCAGCAGAATCTGCACTGGAAAAAGACAAAGGCCCGATGGAGAAGCCGAAGGAAACCGGGCCACTAATGGCCAGCGAATCACGACTGCTAACCAGCGGGCGCAGCTCCGACCCGATGGACAAGACGAACAAGATTCTGGACCAAACCCAGAAGCACACACAGGAAATTGCGAAGCTGCATGAGAAAAACTTAGAACTGCAGCAGAAGATTGCTGAGAACACAGCCAAAGGTTCAAAATTGGTGGCTGTGTCATGAGCGTAATCAACGTAACGAAAATGTGGAGCAAGACAGGCGGCAACTTTTCGTCAGAGAACTTCAACGCTTACTCTGCGAAATACCAAATCACCGAGGCGTATCAGGTGCTCTGTGAGATAGGTGATGATATCAGTGTGCCAGTCACGGCAGTTGGTATTCCATCATTTGGTGAGCAGCATCCGAGCGGTGCCTTTGCCTACGTTAAGGGATACAACGCCACACCGCTGGGGCCGACACTGTGGGTTGTCACCGTCACTTATGAAGGCGTTCCGGACCCAGCATTTGTGGCGGAAGTGGTCGACGTAGAATGGTCTGACGTCACATCAACTGAACCAATTGACAGAGACTTCGACGGAAAAGCAATCACGACTGTCAATAAGGAAAAAGTCGAGGGTCTGACAATGGAAATTGCAGATCAAACCTGTGTCATCCGCCGGCGATTCAACTCAATCAACACCTATGCTATTTCTGCATACCGACATGCAACGAATTCAGACACGTTTCTCGGATGGCCACCGGGAACAGGTAGACTTGTGGGTTTCTCTGCCAAGAGTCAGTTTTCTTACGGTGCACCACAGGGCGGATGGGACGTAACGGCACGCATTCAGTTCCGGGCACCATTGGCTGGAGCCACTGCGGCGCAGGCATGGTACAAACGCTGGACGCACGAAGGGTACTACGTGAAAATCGGTAGTGATGTTCGCAGAGCAACCGATGATCAGGGTGTTGATACTGCGAAACCGGTGCTGCTTAAAGCGGACGGAACCAAAGAAACGAACACTGATACACCGTTATTCAAGTACACCAAGATCTACGGATCTCTTCCATATTCCGAATTAGGATTAGTCTGAGGGTTCACGCATGGCTTTATCAACCGATTCACTGACTGTATCAGGGAACGCTAACGTCAGAGGCACGTTGACCGTTGCCAGCGATTCAATCAGCGCACAAACACGCGATACCATTCTCGTACAGGATGCCGCAGTGCGGTGTCCGGTGGCGTTGACAGGCTTGCGAGTGTGGGATGCATTCCACACCAATCTACCGGGCACTGCAGCCACGGACGACCTCGCGTTGATCGGCGGGACGTTCGGCACTGCTCACCCAATGGTGCAGGCTGGTGACCTGAAAGCAGCAGGAGCGACAACACGATACGCACGATTCACGTTCGTCCTGCCTGAATGTTACGACGACGGCGAAACGGTTTCTTTGGTGCTGTCCGCCGGAATGAAAACGACGATTGCAGATACATCGTGCACAGTCGACGTGGAATGCTACAAGCACGACAAAATCAGCGGCATCAGTGCGGACTTGTGCGCGACTGCGGCACAGTCAATCAACAGCCTGACGTTTGCTGACAAATCTTTCACCATTACCCCGACGACGCTGGTCAAAGGTGACGTCTTGGATGTGCGTATTGCGATCGCCTGCAACGATGCCGCAACTGCGACAGCCGTAACACCGACAATCGCAAACATCGACTTTGCACTTGACATTAAAGGCTGATTAAATTGGCCGACGAAATACCAGTAATACAGGGCGAACAGGCGCGGTTAATCTGGCAGGATTATCTACGCCGGACGCAGCAGGGCAATGGTGGAGGCGATAAAGGGCCACGACCTACCGGAACGCAGCCACCGATTGCGGTGATACTTGATGCTGCACTCGGTGTCGCTACACATGCGCTAACCGGTGCGACGTCATGCCTTGCGACGCGGTGTGATTACGCTGTAGCGACTAACCAATACACTGAAGCACCTGACAGTGTTCCACAGGTTACAGTCTGGAACCACAGTGAATCCGACGAATACGAAATAAACACGTTCGGAAAAGCCGAATGGATCGACGGCCACTGGTGGTTCATGGGCGACTGCGGTCCGATGGCATCGAGGTAAACAACATGGCGTTCAGAGTGTGCTGCAGTTGCGGTGATCCATACGATGTCACGTGTAAACGTGTGATTTACGACGGGCAGCCATTAAATTCCGACACGACCATGTCCGGGTACGATCGCGAATGGCTGAGCGCGGAGGATGTGCTAGAGGACTTCGATGAACGCAATCAGGTGTTTTGGGTCGGATGTACGCGGCCGGAAGATTACGAAAGTAATTCCTCCTCGAGCGTGTTTCTGTACGCGACGAAACACAAGCCATTCCGGTACAAGATTGGAACGATGGAAACTGCATTCCCAGACGCATACAACGTCGCTGACCATCGCAGAGACGTAGGGCCACCAGTTCGTGCATCACGACATTTTAACAACGCGGAAGCGACCAATGTATTGTTCAATTCCCCGATGCGGTCAGGGATTCACGTACCGATAGGCACGACTCAGGGATACTACGGTTTTGTGTTTGGGTATCGAGCGGCGTTGTCGACATATGACTACTGCCGGCTAGTGATAAACGGAGTAGCATCGACTGTCGTAGACGCGACTGGAACATTTTCCAGTCAGTCAAATTTTACAGGCACTGGAAGCGATTTAACGTTGTGGTGTCCGTCCGATATAACGGCATCGTTACCGCTGCTGGAAAAATGGGATTTCACCAACGCAGAAGTCTATCTGGATTTGTGGATCACCACCCGAATCGCCATTGTCGACAATTTTGATTACGTCGGGCTGACAGAAGATCCAGGATACTACGCATCGATTGATGAATACGGAGTTAGGACGGCATTGGGCCACTACGGCCAACAATGGATTTCAACGAGGCTGCTCGTTGGGCCGAGTAAGTTTAAAAAACACAAGTATGAAGTTTCTTTTGATCGAAATGGCGTAGGCGGAGAGTCAACGGTCATTCTAGGCCAGCGCAACGACCCGATAATTGAGGCGGTGTCAAATTGGAGGCCGGGAGCGTACGAGGGCGGTGCAGTGTTCGCTCCGGCTACAGCACATTGGTTTAACATCGATGAGCCAATCAGCCCGCCAGATGCTGGTGATGGTGTATATGTTACGAAAAGCGGTGCTGCAGCACAATCACAGGGGTATATCGGTAGTTCACCCGGTGCCTTTTATGGCGTGCTAACAGGTGCTGCGGTCAAAGTGTTGGCTCATTGTGACAATGCAGACGGAGATTGCAGAATCACGGGGTATTATACGACAGTTAACAACAACACAAACTCAGTCACGGGAATAAGCGAAAACCTGACCACATCACCAGCGTGGTACACGTTTCCCCGACTGACGACGATTCCCAACACCACAGTTCCGATGATCAATACACCGCGTTTTGGCATCACTATAACGGGAACGGACGGCACATCGAAAGCCTATATCGACGCGATTTATTTGGAGCTGCAATATAACGAGCGGCCAGAGTGGGAATACACACGCACAGGCAGCGAAGGCAAACAAAGACTTACTCACAACCCGTCCGGCGATTATATTGAAATGCAGTTCGGTGAAGAGCTCGTCAAAATCATCGTAAACAAAGGGGCAACCAGTCTTTCAGGATACCACAAGGACTGTTTGTACATGAAAAACACGGAGGTGTTTTATGATCGATTCGAAGGGTTGATCGATGATATGAGTGGCGAATGGCCTTTTGAATTATTCGCCGATGCGTGGGACGCAGACACAGAGGCTGAGTTTGGGTTAATCAGCAGAAGGTTAACGTCGCCAAATAGCAGTTATCGATTTACGCCGGGCGGTATCAACTCGCAGCCTGTCATTCCCGGATTAGCCGGCGGTTCGTACGACAAAGACACTGGAGTAGTATTCGTGGACTTCCCTCGCATCGTGACGATTCGCAAACTCTGAAAGCACGGGACCGTCATTGTAACGGCCATGGCATCATGCAGGCCGACACCACAGCACCGGGAGAGCCGATGCGAGCAATCGCAGCGGCTCGCTGTGTTTATCCTGCGCGAGTGATATTCAGCCCGTATCCCGCGCACGTCGTTATCATATATCCGACTCTGCGAGTGATAATCGATCAGGCCGAATAAAAACCCCGCGTTTTTGCGGGGTCGGCTGGGGATATCACTGCGGCTGATAATTCAAAGTTACCATGACTTATTCAGTACGTCGCCTCATGCACCCGACACACGCAGGCTGAAACGACGGCTCATCCCCAAATAACAACATCTGCAGCGGGTTACACTTGCTCGGTTTCTCTGGTTTCGTCGCCCACTGGCACGGCAATCCAAGCGACTCACACCGCGATTCCAGCCCCTCGATATACTGCCGCGTTTCAGGCTCGATCTTTTCAATCAGATCAAGCTCGTCACGTGTCCCCATCGTTCCGCACAGGCACTCGCCACTAATGCCGATCACGTCTGTTACCGGGTTTCGTGGCAACCCGAACTCCTGCCGATACGCCTCAAAATCCGCTTTCGTCTGCCAGTAGAACGGGTTCACCCATATCGTCGACCCGGCTTTTTGTGTGTCCCTCTGGTATCCCGCCCGTATCGACGATTCATCGTGACGAATACCAGTAACCATCATCACGCAGTCAGTGCGTTTGCGTCCTCGTTTCGCATCGCGCCGCAGTCGTTCAAACGAGCGTTCCTTGAGTCGCTGATACATGCGGGCATGTTGTCCTGGGCCTGGCATTCCGAAGTTAAAACACCATTCCTCATACTGTGTAATCCCGTCTGTCCATTTGCCCGCAGGTAATGTCGCTGCATCAAACGGCATCCCGTTCTTGTGTTTCTTTGGTGGACCCGTTGCTTCTGCCTTGTATTCGAGAAAGTCCCAGCCGTATCGGTTCGCCGTGCGTCTCGCATGTTCTCGCGACTTCTCGACGCCAATCATCGTATTTGCGTGAACTGCTGCAGCCCCGAACTCGGTGCAGGCGAAATGCGTTGCAACAACTGAATCATTGCCTCCACTAAAACCTGCGAAGATCGCAACGGGCTTATACTGCTCAATAGCTGATCGCATTATTCGCCGGCCTGATTCCAGCATCCGCTCAACACGCTCTTCATCCATGTCCCAGAACGCAGCCTGCCTACCGGGCATGGTAACAAGGTTTTGCACCGGAGTTGCCGATGACGCTGGTTCCATATTCAACCTCCATGACCGGCAACCCGGTGAAAACTATCGTTATCACGACTCACTGTGCGTGATTTTGTGTCTGTACCCTTCGCACTCAATCGCCGTCGCTACGTCATCAACTCGTTGCGGGTTCGCAACCAACCAATGCTCGCCAACGATAGCCAAGAGGTTGCGGAGCTTTTGCACTTGCGACTCGATGCCGCCTTTCTTCAAACTCGACTCGATCCACCAATGAATTGAATCCTGTTCGGTTACCGTGTCACCACGAAATGCTGTTCTTTCATACTCGACTTGCATGTCTTCACCTGTGCCGCGTGATAACAAACCCATGCAACGGAGCGGCGAATAAGCCGTTTCATGGTGGTTGGTTTTCTTGTCGCCGCCCGTTGATGGGTAGCGTTATCCGTCAACGTTGTACTTTGCACACTTCAGATTCATGCACCGCCTGACGACACAGTGAACTGTCATCCTGTCACAATGCACGCACAGTCCAGCATGCTCGCCACCAGCGATTTCCTCAGGCGTACACTCTTTGACTGTTCCTGTCCGATCTTCAATCAAATTACGATACCGCTCAGGGTCACCTTTCGCATCTCGCCAGCACTTTTCACACGAAGCCATTACACGCCCCCGACGGATAACAATGCGGTGAACGCGAGTTGCCGTTCACGCGGGTTTGAAGTTGAAAATCCTTTGGCGGCAACTGCGTTACCGCCAGCGTTATCTGGAAGAATCAGCCTGTTCGACTGCTTCCATGTACCGTGCCGCCTCACCGCACTGAATCAACGCACGATGAAACGTATGGGCCTCATCGACCGTCGCAAACTCTGCAACGACACGAGGCGGATTCCCCTTGAAAGTAATCAGATTAATACATGACGCCCCCGCGACATCCAACGCTTTAATTGCATCCACTGCTTCCTGACACATAGCGACGAACTCCAGATAACAAAGCATTGCACACGGAGTGCCGCACCATCCGTTTTAAGAATTCCACACCGGGCTGCGGCACCCGGTGAATGCCGTCGTTATGCGGACAAATCAATCTGTGTAAGCGACGTACCGGAACTTACCGGCACCGAATTGTTCGAATCTCCCACCGAACGTACCTTTTACCTTCGCTTCCACTTGCTCACGTGTCGTGCCTTCCGGGTAAACACCTTCTTTTACCATTGAGCAGCCACTATGTGGCTTATCGTGCCAATCGATCTTTGACGTATCGAGCTGTCTCGTTCCGAGCGGGACTAGCTTTTCTCCATCGAACTCCATCACTGAAAACATCTGTAACCCTTTCCATTGACGCATAATGTGCAAAACAGCCGCATAACCAAGCATTGCACACGGAGTGCCGCACCATCCGTTTTCAGAAATCCACACCGGGCTGCGGCACCCGGTGAATGCTGTCGTTATCGGGACAAACGTTTTACTGTCCATCCTCGTAATTGTCGCATCACCTCAGACATCGTGAACGTTTCTTTTCCGAGACGCCACTTTCCGTTGATTCGTACCCTCCACTTGCTTTGCTGATTCGGGTACGGAAACAATTTCGGCCACAGGCTTCCGCGAAACAGTTCTACCTTTATCGTTTTGCCGCGAATCTCGGCAAAGATTTTCACTTCCGGTTTTCGTTTCTCAGACATAGTCAGCGTTTTCTGCGTCCGTTGCGGTGTATCCGCGATCGCGCCCCCGGATCCGGCGTGTATTTCTCGATCGACCATTCCGGCAGCCGGTGTATGGGCCTCAGCCCGATAACAAGCACTTCCACACGGAGTGGCAGACCCCGCCGAAAAGAATTGAACATCCACCGTCTGCCACCCGGTGAAGTGCAGCGTTATCGTGCTTCAGAATCCTTGCAATTGACGAGCACATGTCGAATCGAATTACCGACACCAAACGTGCGTCCGTGAACCTCCTCATCATGTTCCACCCATTGCTGGGCCTGCAGCAATGCATGCAACATATCATTTGCGACTGCTTCCAGATTTTCGCGAGACCACTGAGAAAAATCTGCCATATGACCTCCAAAAAGGCACGATAACAAGGCGATCAACACGGAGCCTTCGAGCATCCGCAAAAAAAATTCACATCACACCCTCGCACCCGGTGAAGATTTTTGTTACTCACGCACTGCGTTGTTCTGCAGCGTATTGTTCGGCCATTCGTTTGTCAGTGCGGGTGATGACTGCGTGTAACAACGGGTTGCGGTGCTTCAGTCGTCTCATGAGTAGCTCACGTTGCTCGGGTGTCAGCGGTTCGGGTATGTCGAGCCGCATTTCTGACTGATCGAACGGTGGCAACTGTCGTCCTTCTGGATGTTCTGAGCGGCGTTTATTCAGCCAGATACCTCGACTGCATTTGCAGGCTGCTGGTCCTTTGTTGTCTTCCAGAGGGCAGCCACCTTCAGTGAATCGCTGGCGGAAAAATACGACTGATACGATACCGGTGCCGTTGCACATCTGGCAGCGTGGAATGTGTTCGTTCATATTTTCAATCCCCAGGCTTCAGCTAAATCGGCCTTCCGGTCAAACGTTACCTCACCGCTTTGGGTCATCATCCCCTCACGTTGTCTGCGAATTCTCTCACACAGCGTGAGCAGTTTGCCTAGGTCGGGAAATGGATCGTCAGATGTAGCCAGTTGCAAAATAGCACGATGCACGATTTGTGGCGTGTCCTTGTAAATTGAAAGCGCCGAGGCCCATGTGTCAGTTTGGTGGTCTGTGAGTTCCAGTGTTCGTTTTGAGCTGGCGAGTCTTGCCAGTGGTTCAACAAACATCGCACCATCAATCGCTGCCGGGAGAAACTGGTACTCCTGATGCTTGTCTGAGGAGTTTGTTGAAGGAGTTTGCGGTTGTTTGCTCACGCCTCTGGTTTGCTGAGAGATGTGTCTGTCTATCACTTGCCATTTCCTTTCGTTTTCTGGAGTCCCAGCCAACAGCGGCCAGTCTCCAGTCCTTCATTTTTGTTTTACCGACCATCCAGTTCTTTGAGCCGTAGAAACTGCAGAACTCAACAGCGTCCACACACAGATGCTTTTCAAGTACGAAGTCAATCACTTCCTGAATTGACGGAGGAGCGAACGCGGTTCTCTGAACAGCAGTCTCACTCTCTCCCGTTTCAACAAAAGCAACCGGCAGCGATGTGGTGTGTTTAGTATTTGAAGATGAAGATGAAGATGAAGATGAAGATGAAGGGTTGACTTTTCGTTGAACGTCCGTTGAACGACCGTTGGAAACTGTCATTTTTGCTGTGGTTTTTGCATGCGTGGCACGTCGCTCCGCAGATTTTCTGCCTGCTTCCGAAGCCTGATCTCGCCGATTTTGTTGCCGTTCTCGCTCAATTTCCAACCGGTTGTGTACGAGCCGTTGACTGTCCGTTGGGTGTTCGTTGAACGACCGTTGAACGCTCGTTGCAATTTCCACTGTGCAACCTTTTCCAGCCAGTTTCGCGCATCGTTCTGGATCCGCAGGGATCGAACCGCACGACCAGCAGTAACAAAGCAGACGAATATAAACGCCTTCTTCTTCCAGTGTCATTTCGGCTACGCGCGAGGAGGAAAGGTAGTCCTGCGGGTAGAATTGAAACGCGGGAGCCTTACCGGTCATTCCTAGAATTCCCTTTCCGACTTCCTCTGTTTACTGCCGCTGGCAAGTAACGCAGATTTTCCACGCGATTATCGGTCGTGATGAAATTGATATGATCGACATCACACCCGTCAGGGCACGGCCCGAAAAACGCTTCTGCTACCAACCTGTGAACGCGATGTCTAAAAATGCGTCCATTTCGACAAAGCACAACACCCAAATACTCACGTGATTTTCCAACAGGAAACGATCGCAGGATTCTAGCTGAATGACTACGCAATCCCGTTTTTCCCATCACGTGGCGAGTCAAACTGACCACATCACCTTCGGTGGTTACGGCATACTCTAACCAGCCCGGGATCATACGAACTGGAATTGTGTGACCATCGATCACCACACTAGTGTCATTCATCACGCTTCTCCGTGCTGGATGTGTCGACACCTGCCGTATGAGCAGCCAGCAACACGACCATCGAAACATCCGTGTAAACGAAAAACCCTACGGCTTAAAAAATCCTGCCTCGAACTGAGTCGGACGCACTGACACGATGTGATTCAGCCGAATGCCCTGTGCCCGCAGCTCTGACCGCACTTTGTGTTGTGCGTCCTCCTGCGTGATGACATCCAGCAACGCCACAGGCAGCCGCACGTGAGCCGTCTCGATCACTCCAACAACTTCACAGTTTCGGTGAAAGATGCGTGCCAATGCTTTCCAAAGGTATCCTCGGTCAGAATCCTCGCGCGGAACTGACACGACCACCTCGCATTCAATCCATTCGTCGTCGTCGCAGAAATCACTGCTCATTGATCAACTCCTTCAAATCCTTCACGAAAAATCCGTCCTGCATTTGCGTCGGTGTGTATCGCAGAACGCGCCAGCCGAGCACGACAGCCCGGTTATATTTCTCCATGTCGCCGATGAATCCAGCTCCACGTGTGTGCCGGCCTTGAGTGTATGCCCCGCCCTCGACTTCAATAGCGATTCGCAGCGACACAGAAGCAAAGTCAAATCTCCATCGGCGAACGTCGTCAAACTTGTGTTCTGCTTTCCAGCCGTCTGGAACAGGATGAAAAGCGTTAAGAATCTGGACGCCGTGTAGTGCGAAGGATTTGATCACTCGTCTGTTTTCCTGTGCTTACTGACCACAAAAACAAGGTCTTCGGCGTCCACTAACCGTAAAGCTTTCCATTGTTCCACTCCATGCACTCGAATCACATAGCACACTCGTTGTTCATTAGACGCTCTAATGATGTTCTGAAGTCGCACAACGTCACACGTGCGGCCATTCCACGTCGCAAGTGAACCAGAGCGGTCATTCATGTGACAAACCTTTTTCTAGTTTGCGTTTTGCTCGCAATTCCTTAAACGTCTGGTATGCGTCTGAAAGTGGCTGCGACTGCCCCAGTCCCTTGCACCAGTAATCATTTCGCAAAAGAACCTTGCACATTCGTCTCCATGATGGTGCCCAGCATTTAACCTCAAGCTCATGCGGGGCTTCATCGGGAATAATCGTGTATCCTCGATGATGCCATCCAGCAATAAACTTTTGAAAGCGAGCCACGTAATGTGCGCGAGTTTTTGCAGGCATGGTCCGCAAAAGCAGATTGCAGAATGATTTCCATGTGTGCCCGTCTGGTTTGCAAATCTTGTTGTACCCGGTCATGTTGCCAGTCTCTTGGATGTACAACGCTCCGCTATTAACACCGTTTACACGGACGACAAGTTTGTACCATGTCTGAGGCTCAAGAATGTGATAAAGCCACAACCCTTTACGCTGATCATCGCCATATGGCTGACACAACCGTTGCTGGCTGAGAGGTACGCCAGCCTTTGTCATTTGGTCGTAAATGCGATTGTGATGCTTGTCTGGGTTCTTTCCGTGGTACACCCAAATATCTTCAACACGCCAGTCGTATATCGGGTAAATGTTGTACAGGCAGCGAGCAACTTTTGTTGTCCACTTGTGGCCATTGGCCATTAAACCATCTTTCCGTGAAACGATCGCGCGGTATCGATGCAATGACTCGTCAGACCTAATTCCGATGAATGCACCAGTTTTTCTTCCTTGTGCGTACCACTCACCAAAAATGACCATGAATTCTTCGAATTCCATCTTTGGAACATAGAAATCGTACTGGCTCAGATCTGCAGCCAGTGCAGGTTTTTCACGAACCCAGATATCCTTCTTGTCTTCATCCCAGCAAATCCATCGTGGCTGGTAGTTTGAAACGGCGTTCCTCAGCAACATTTCAGCGCACACCCAGTGAAGTTCAATGTGTTCTGCGTACTGGGTTACCATTTCCTCAATATGTTTGATCGTATCGGAATACTGAGCTTCGAGGTCTATTACCAAAACGCCGACCTTGCGATTCCGTAGTTTTGCTTCATCCATTACTAGATGAAACATAACTGAACTGTCCTTACCACCGGAAAAGGAAATGTACAGCCGTTCGAACATGTCAAAGGACTTCGCGATTCGCTCGCGAGCTTCGTCTAACACGGAGGTCAGTAGTTGCACCTTTTTTGTCATCAGTAAATCTCCACCTGTCTGCCATAGGATAGGGCAGAGTGCATGTCGAGCGTTTCCATTCCTCGAGCTTGCAGCCAACTGTTTAACGCTTCTAACGCAGTCTGATTTGCAGCTTCCTGCTGTTCGATCGTAAGCAAGTTAAAACCAGAGCAAAACTGACTGGGAATGCCACGAGCAACGCACATCGCAGCCTGACCCAGCCATGCAATCCGGTTCATGGCTACGTTTGTGAGATAGTGTTCGCAGGAGTGCGGCCATTGCTCAAAGACCTTTACCAGTGCGTCAGCAAATTGCCGGGTGTCCGATAGGAAAGCCGCGTATTCATGCTGGCACTGTTCCTTAGTTTTCCCATCAACCGTCGAGGAATAAAAACCAGCTTTGACGCACTCCCATTTGTCGTGTGTGTGGAACACCCTGTTGGGGTCAGAAGTATTGGCCGTTCTGACGGCTGCTCGCATCTCATCTGTTACCTCGTCAGTCAGTTCAATGAAGTCATCCGTTGGAGAGCTGTCAGACGCTTCCCACGCTCGCGAGAAATCATGGTCTGTAAACAGGTGTTCCAGTCCAGTGATTTGGCAGAGGCGCAAGATTTCGTCCTCATCCATTCCCAGTTCTTTTGCGATGCGTTTATTGGTCCAATTACGGTTCTTCAGCTCCAGAACAATCTCTGACATTGCGTCTACCTGATGCTTTCCTCGTGCCCTGTTGTGGCGAATGGTTGACGCAATGCGATCATTCTTTCCCTGCTGTTCTTTGCGAATTTCTACGACTGGCAAATAGCCTTGAATACGCTGAGCGACAAGTTTTGATTCCTTACCAACTCGCGACCTGTGAAATCCGTCAACTACTTCGTGCGCGTCGTCTTTAGCCCACGTGACGATTGGTTGTGTGTAACCGTCATTTACAATAGATACTTCCAGCAATTCCATTTCCGGCGGTGCAACCTTATTAGGGTTGTATTCGTTTGCAGTTACGTTCGCGGCTGGAATCCACACGACACAATCAACTGGCTCATTTGCAAACGGTGATATCGCGTGCAGTTTGCGTTTCACGTTATTGATTGCCGCCACCTTCTGAGGCATGTCCATCATCTCTATTTCATTAAGCAGCATGTTTACCGTGTCAGAAATGCTGCATGTGCATCTTTCTATACTCATTCGTCCGAATCCTCATCGTTAATCTTGCAGCACCGAATCCACGGCAACGGCCGTCCTGACTCAAATACCTGACGAATCACCCGCAGAACGATCAGCGGCTTACCTGACTCCTGAATAAACACCGTTGCACGAGGATTTGGAACAACCTCGCTGTGCAGTTCAACCGTTAGCCAATCGCCAGCAGCGTCCTTGTAACGGCACTCAAGAATCATGCGACACCTGCCGCAAGCTCAGAAATACGTGAATCCGCCAGCCGGTTGAGCGACTGAAAATCCTGAGCAGTTATTGTTCCAGCCTTCACGCTGGCCGATGCCCGCGCCATCGACTTCGAAACATCAGCCGCAGATTTGCTTTCGGCGATTGCATCCCATGCAGTCCGAGCTGAATCGCTTTTCAGCAACTGACGTTCTTTTGCCCAAACGTTTTCAACGCTGGTCTGATTCGTGATCATGACGGTGTCTGGCATCTCCAGAGTCTTCACCGGTGCAACCGTCACCGATGCCGCATCATCATCCTCATCCTGCTCAGCTGGCTCACCAGCGACTACCGACCACAATGATGACAACAGCCGCCTGCGGGCCTTTGCTTCGTGTCCGTCGCTGCCGTCGCTTTCGTAGCACGGTAGAACCAGAGGGAAATCGCCTGTTCGATTTACTTCAATTGTGCGTCCATCAAGCACGCATGACGCCTTTCCATCGAAAACAATTTCATGCTTTGCTGCGTTGTTCGCCCGCTGCCGGATGCCTCGTGAAATCGCATGCACCTGGATGTTAGAGCAACCAGCCTTGCTAAGTTTGTAACGGTGCCCACGTTCTTTAATCGTGACACTGACGGCACCCTTCTTCCCGGCAAACACCGTGAAATGAGGGCCGTGTTCGTCGCTGAGCAAATAACGCTTATGCAGTGCAATTCGAACGCCTTGCATGATCTGTGCGTCAGTCAGTTTAAAGTTGTCCGATTCCGCGACTTCGTATGAACTGTTTGCACCTGACAGCACCAGGGCAGCTATCTGTTTGTTTTCAAGAACCGCATCGAGACTCCGCAGTGACTGCATGCGAACCAGGCTGGAAACAACTTCACCGTGAGACTCTACCAGTCCCGCAGTGTTAGCCAGTGCATTCATCGCCGTCTGCAGTGCGATACCCGCTTGAATCGCCTGCTCCTCTGTAATCAACTCACCCACGGACCAGCTCCTTCAAAAATGCCTTAAACGCAGAACGTGGGACGTCCATTTCTGCGATGTCTTGCCAGTATTTAAACTCTCTCAACCACTCTCGAGCCCGCACTGCTGCCGGATTCGGCGTTGTCAGCACCGGCCCGAACGTTTCCCAACGCATCGGCAGACGTCGCGGCCCGTGCGTCGGATGAACGTAGTACGTTCGCGACTTCTGAGCACCAGCGGGAACACCATCCATTGAATCACCTATTCAATAAACTGAGCCCTGCACGACCGACAGACGGGAAAATTCCTTTGTTCCCCGTCATGCCGTCCGCAGCCCTGCAATCGTACAGGACTCAGTCCCACTCTTCGGGCGAAGTTCTGTGCGTCGGATCATCACATCCTTAGGAGCATCGATCCCGATACGCACAACACCGGGTTTGATCTGCATGACAGTGACGCGAATATCATCACCGATCTGGATGCACTCGCTCAACTTCCGTGACAACACTAACATCTGAACTCCCTTTCAAACTAAACAAAAACAGTCCCTACCAGATCCCGAGGTAAACGCTCGCTGATGGATCTCTACCGCTTTCCATGCAGCGGCAGGGACTCGGTTTCCCTTATCAACATCACATATCGAAAAACGGCACCCTCTGATACCGCTACAAGGCCGCGTCTACGAAGTCGGCTGACTGTGTAGTTGGTGACTGGCGTTCCGTCTGCAAACTGCCAGCACAGTTCTGCGTTCCACAGCTCCACATCCGGCATTGCAGCCGTGCGGCGAATGGGCTGAGAACACTGTTCACCGGCTTCGAGACGTTGAAGCAATTGGTCTACGGTCACTGACATGGGTTCCGTCCTCAGTCTCGGTCGCGGCGTTTGTAGAACAGGTTCTCTGCGGTGAATCCCCACACGAGGATTGCACCAGCGACAGAGCACAAAATCGGGATGAAGTCATCCATGGTGTTACTCCCTGTGTAAAAACTCAGAGCCGGCTTTAGCCTTCGGAAACCGCCACCGGCCCTGAGGGTGCTGTCCGGGTAACACACCCAGACAGCGGTGCTGGATCAATTGCGGTTCTGGAATTTCCAAAACTCTGCTTCGTCATCGTCGCGGTCATCGTCACCAGTCAGGTGCGACATAACCTGCTGATAATGTGCCCGCAGTGTGTCGATGTGTCGGCGTTGTTCTGCGACTGCTACGCAAAGGCCAGCAGCGAATCCGCAGCCGATGGCGAGAATGGTTGCAAGCATGTCAGACCCTCCTGTAAGTGTTAGCACTTGCCCCAGTGATTGCACAGACCCGAACGCCGCACTGCTTTATCAATCCTTCATTAACCAGCTCGTGACATCGCTTCCGGTATGATTCAGCCAGTCCGCCGCACCGCAACTGGCAATCAGCGGCCATTTCCTGTGCGGTCATGGCGTGACCAGATAGCCGCAGGCTGTCAATCATTGCGTCGTGCAGTGCCCTGCTTTTGCGTGCAACCTGAGCTGCGGCCATGTGGCTGGTGTCGGGGTCGACGTCACGTGTACGTTTATGTTCTGCAGGTCCAACGTCGAACAGTGTTTTCTGATTCATGTCAACTGGCCTGCTGTGATTGTTTAAGTGCAGCAATAGTGCGAGCAGCCATTGCTTTGTCAGCCAAAAAACATAACGCCAGTTTGTTTTCGAGATGTGCTTTGTAGTTGTAGACATCTTCAAACAACTGCATTTGCTCTTTTAACGTTCTACACTTTCGAAAGGCACTAATATTGCTTCGTGCTCTGGTGAGAAAAGTATCTATAGAAAACTCAGGAACACGTAAGCAGCGAGACAAAGAACTAACGAACATTTCGTTTATGGCAATGCCTAATGCCCTGCACGGCATCACCACTGACTTAATATCTTTCGCATGTTGTTCACCACGAACAACAAAACGACCATCCTTGAATTCCTGCAATTTATTCCCTGATCCAGCAGATTCACCACCGAGAATAGCGATGCACAATCCAAGCGGTATTCCAGTTTCGTGAAAATAATTCTGCAGTACGATGTAATCAGGTTTCCCGCATTTTACGTGTGACTCTAAATAATCAGTAACAGACCACCGAGTCGTTGCTTTTTCCAATTCATGAATCGTTGCTACGTCATTGGAAATGACATAATAAACCGGAAGACCGAGATCCTGAGCGACTTCAAATCTATGGTGGCCCGCTTTTATTAACAGTCGCGATCCAAGTACTTCACAATGAATAGGATACGCGGGAATGAATCCATGACGTTTCATGCTGTCACGTAGGTGGCGAGTCTTTTGAACGTTTCTGTTGAACTGACACAGGTCAAAACGCGAGTAGTCCAGTGTCGATAAAAGTTTTGGTGGACTCATACATCTGCTTTCAATTGAGAAGAAACCCACTTTTGAACCCGAAGCAACGCAGCTTCGCGAAATTTGTTTTTAGCGGGTATGCCCTTTAGTTGACCGATCGCAACATCAGCCTTTGTTAATGCGAATACTTCGCTTTCATTATGCTCGCCGGGATGTCGAGCTTCCCTCATCGTGGCGTCTTCTTTGGGTGTGGACTTATATGTGCGATTGCGAGCGGGCTTCTCAATCTCGGACTTCTGTACCTCCTCGGGTTCTGAAGCCAGAATGGCGGCAGTACTGACTGCCATGCGGCCTTCATCGACAGCCTTGGCAAGCTCTGGAATTCCCTTGTCGATAACCTTTTTTGCGTAGTCGACAGACTTCCCAGAAACGCCGAACGCTTTACCCGCAGCATCGCGGGCCTTTTCACCCTGTGGCAAATTTACCACAGGGTCGGCTTTCTTTCCGGACAGCATGCGTTCCCTAGCTTGCTGCTCATAAAACTCAGACCGTCGAGCCGCACACATGGACGCCTGAGATGGTGTCATGTGACGCCGGTGATAGTTCAGCGAAAACACATACTCAGCTGGGTCGCCGATTCCGGTGACTACTTTTGTGAGTGGTGGAATGCCTTTGATCTTGCAGGCACACATGCGGTTGCGACCGTCAAGCACCATTCCGTCGAGAAGCAGAACAGGTTCTCGTTGACCGTTCTTTTCAATGTCGTCAGCCAATTCCATCAGCTTGTCATCTGACAGCATTGGAAAAATCTTTGACGCGGGGTGCCAAGTGAGTTCTCCGTTATTCACCGCGTCACCTCTTTCCGCATGTTCGCTTTCTGGCAGTAGCAACCGCACTCAGTGCAGGCGGCTGCAGTGCTCACATGCTTCGGGTCGCGTCGGTTTACCGTTCCGCAACCAAGGCATTTCCAGACGTACACAACGGACGCGCGGACCGTTGCCAGTGGTGGCAATAGGTGCATGTGACCTCCGTGCAGCCTCCGTGCGGCTGCTCTGATAAATTCAGCAAATCCACCAATGACGGTTATGCTGACAAAGTCTCAAAACAAAAACCCACACAAGCTTTCAACGGCTCGTGTGGGCGGCAGTATTTACGACATCGTAAATTATTGCAATATCAGGAAGCGACTTTTTTTCGAAATTCCGGAAGAGCCTGAATTTTCAGGATATCCGCATCGGTGAGAATCCATGCGTGCCCATGTTTGCTGCCGATGTTCGGGTACTCAATGCACAACTGACGGACACGCGCATCAGTAACACCGAGTCTTTCACCGGCTTCCTTGGAAGTGTAAAAAGGTTGTAGCGTTGCCATGTTCATATCCTTAGAATTTACGACATTGAAAACGCAGATACAAGAGAAAAGCTGCAGTTGGTTGAAACCCGGAGACTTTATCGACGGGCATGGATCCTTGCGGATTCCATCAACTGCAGCTTTTCAGTCTCGATCGGGAGAGTCGAACTCCCACTCCGGTTAAGGAACATGCTCCTGAAGCATGCGCGTCTACCAATTCCGCCAGATCGAGAATGTGTTTGTTACCAGTCTTTTCTCTATTCAAACCCATATTGTCGGGAGCAAACTGACGTGCTCCTGAAGCACCTTAGCACTAAGGGTAGGGGTGACCTCTATTCAAGGCCGTTTCGGTGGTTTTGCCTGACCGGAATGTTGTAGATACTGCGATTTATTCGGTTGAAGGACAATACACCGGACGGAGTCTCTACTTTGTGGAGACAATTATGAAAGTGCTCGCATTTGCTAAACGCTACGTCGATGACCGCAAACTACAGAAGACGCCTATCTATTCAGCGGCGCGATTCATTCGCATCGTGAAAGACATAGATATCGCCAACATTACGGAACGTCACCTGAGTGAGTTTCGAACAAAAGCTTTGGCTGAAGGGCTGTCGCCGCACACAGTCAAGGGATCACTGAAAGACCTGCGAACGCTAATCAGGTCCACCGGTCGGCAAATCAAGGTTGAACGGGTGCGAGTCCCGCAGCCAGATCCGCACCCAGTGCCACACGCTCACATTGATCTGATTTGGCCGTGCTTGTCGTTGTGGGCTCAGCAGTGGCTGGTGTTTGCCTTATGGACTGCTGCCAGGCTGGATGATGTCATTAGACTGCAGCAACAGTTGACCGCAACAACGTCGACGCTGGCACTGACGGCATCGAAGACAGGTCATCGCCACGAATGGCCAGTGCCGACATGGCTGCAAGGGTGGCTGAGTCCGCAGCGGTTACCCTATGGGAAAAGTTACGACTGGTCTGGGCATTTGGTCCGTCAGGCATTGCACGCAGCGTCGAAATGTTGTGGTATTCCTGACGTACTTCCGAACCATGTGAGAGACAGAGCACTGACAGAATGGTCACGAGCAGATCACACAGCGTGCGAGGTTTTGCACGGTCAGTCGCTCGGGACGCTGCGACATTACCTGAGCCCACTGGAAATTCTGTCGGCGGCATCTCCACGTGTGAAACTGCCGGCTTGTTTCGATGCGGCGACGGATTCCACGTCCCGATTGATTAATAGTTTCAATCGATTAGACCCCAGCGCCCAAGGTCTCATCGTCGACACTACCGAGCGTTTAGCCCGCTCATGAGTTATTGCTATTGACATCAATGCCGCCGGCGGTACAGTCCCCGCCAGCCGCTCATGACGCGCGGTTAAGCACTTACGCAAAATTCCCTCAATGGAACAACAGCCTGACTGTGTCGGGTCGCTTGTTGATTGCGTAATCGATGCGAGAACACACAGCCAAAGACGGTGTAATCAAACGACCGGATAACTACGTCCCGACGGTTGAAGAACAGGCCGAGCAGGAAGCGATTCGTCGACAAATCGACGAAGAACGCACCGCAATTGATTGCATTGATCAGCGCGGGCAGTATCGACATCCGCGAAAATTCACGCTCCGGGAGGTAATGCGATGAAGTGGTATTTGTGGCTTGTAGTCGCTGGTTTTCTCTGCGGTCTCACAGGCTGCACCGCAGAAGACAAGGCCGGCTTCTCAATCGATCTGTCAAACCTCAACTGGCAGACGGTCGCAATCATCGGTGCGGCTTTGCTCACGCCTTTTCAGTCGCTGCTAAAGCCGGTACTCATGGCATTGCAGCCGATCGTTTCAATCCTGCAGAAACTCGGAATACTGCGAAAACCCGCAACACCGGACGACACGCCGGGCGAATTAACGATAGCGGAATTCATCGCGATCCTGACGGACTTGCTTAGCAAGACCAGCGATCCAGTGTTGAAAGGCCAGATCCTCGGGCTGATATCGACTGCTGCAGGCGTTGCACCTGAGGTCAAGGGGGCGGCCAGTGCCAGCAAAAGCAAGTGAGCAGCCGGAATCGAATCCGCTGCTGCTGTTTATCTTGGTAGTTGCTGGCGTCTGGTTTTTCAATCGGGACGCTGCGCCGACACCAGACCCACAACCACCCGAGCCAGTTGTTAGCGACGTTCTGCAGGATGCCTACGACGCTGATCGAAAGACTCAGGTTGCCGTTTTGCGGGAACTTGCACAGCAGCCGTTTGATGGTGCGACGGACGATGGCCGGCGGCTTGCCGGGGAATGGTTCAATAAGCAGCGTTTTCGCAATCGGGCGGATGATTTTGGAGCCTATACGGACGTTGTTGCAGAAGCCATTGCGACGAACACCGAAAGCGAACTGGCTGCGAAACTGGAGGTGAAGCCGTGAACGAACACCACACAGGCGGCTGGCGCATCGATCTGGAACGCTTTGACGTGCTTGCTGCCTTGCCGGCGGAAGATCCAGTGCTTGCCATGCGTGGCACTTACAACGAAGTCAGCGTAGATCCTCGGTCAGTTCTCCGCGTTGAAAATCAGGGCTCCGTCGGAAGTTGTCAGGGGCATTCAATCAGTTCGTCATGCGAGTGGTGTTACGTCATCGCAACACGTGATGAAGACCTGCAACTAAGCCGTGCTTACGGTTATTACGAAACGCAGCGGCTTGACCAAATCAGCGGAGACCGTGGAAGCACGATCGAGGGCGGTATCCGACTGGCTACAGAATTCGGGATCTGCCGTGAGGAACTGTGGCCGTACTCGGGACGATACGAACCGACGAGGCCGAAACCGATTGAGGAACTGCGAAAAGACGCAGCAACCTACAAAATCGGCAAATCCTACAAGCTTACAAGCTACGATGGCATTCGCACGTTTCTTGGATCTGGACAGGGTGCGGTGCATCTCGGGATCACATGGAATTCAAGCGTCGATGCTGCGGTGGTCAACAACTACAGCGGGGCTCAGGGTGGCGGACATGCCATCAGCCTGTATTCGCTGTCGGATCGCAAAGACTCACAAGGCAGGCCGTACTGCTGGATGATGAATTCGTGGGGCAAAGGCTGGGGGAATACTGGCTGGGCTGAGTGGTCTCCAAACGCAATCAGCCAAATGCTCACCAGTCGCTGGGCTGTGTTTGTCGGTGTTTCTGACATGCCAAACGTCAGGCCACGTGAGTTCACTCTGGCGGATCTGAAGAAGTCTCTGAGGATCTGATATGCGTTATCTCATTGCAATCATCCTGCTGACTGGCTGCGTCGATGCAACGCAGCAAGCCAGCATCGAAGAAGCAAAGCAGCAGCTTCGCGCCGCATCGGTATTCGTGGAGGATGAGCCAATAATCCCCAACACTATCGCACTGCAGGCGATTCGCACGAAATTTAACGAACCCTCCGAATCAGAACCAGCGGTTGAACCTGAGCCGGAGGACACACCGCAACCTGCCTCCGGGCTTCCAGATCCCGCTGGTTCTGATTTTATTGAGCCGGTTCCTGAGCCGTCGATCACCTTTAGCCGTCCTGTGCAGTCCGGGCCGGTGGCAACGCTCTACACGTCGGACGGCTCGTTCGTGTGCGGTGGGTGTATCACGCAAGAAAGAATTCTTTCGCAGGAAAAGATTCCTTTCGATCTGTATGCAATCGAGAAGGTGAACGCCGAAACGGCTGCAGCCATGGGTGGTGTGCCGCGATGGATTCCATACGACAAGTCGGCAAGCTATCCCGGGGCAAAATCGAATGAGACGTTGCTGACATGGTTCAACACGCTCAAAACGTTTCGTGACGGAAGCACGCCTGTCGCGTGTGAAGTGATCGGGGGGGCGGTAACGGTGGATTCCGTTGCCGCTGCTCTGACCGCTCATTTAAGTGATGAGGCGGCACAACAGCCGTTCGGAAGCCTACTGAATATCGACATTGATGCACCCGATACTGCGACGGCTGCGGTATTCACAATAATTGAAACGGGCCGATATGCAAACGCGACAGTTGGAATCGCTTTCGACTGGTCGGCTTCCACCCGCACCATCAGCGACACAGCCAAAACCATCACACTAAATCCACCGGCCAAAATCACGCTCACAAAATGGCGGGCAAAATGGTCTGCGGCATTGCGTGGCATACAGTACGACTCGGCGGCTAAATCGGTGACGCTGCTGCTTTTAGGTGCGCCGGATCTGACTGTGAGGTTTCAGTGAGTGCGATATTTCTGGAACGTGATCGAACTGAAATTGTCGGGGAAATGCTTCGTAAGTTCGAGTGTGAGGAACTGCCGGCATTCGCATGGAACGACCGAAAAGAACCAAAGGAAAGACGGAAAAAACGTGCATTGTGTATCGCAACATTGGAGGAGTTCGAGCGGGTGCTGGAGCGAGCCGGAGCACCAAAAACGCGACAGGAAGCAATCGACGCGATTTATCCTCAGGGAATTGGATATGTGTTGATGTGGATCATTCTGAGGGCGGTGGTGGCTAAAATTGTCGGATGGCTGTGGGACAGGACGCAGGCATAACAATCAGGAACCATAGAGGGGAGGTGGTCCCGATCTGATGGTACGGTGGAAATAACAAACAATTGTCTGTCAGTAGTGCTTGAGGGGTCACATGTAAACCAACCGGCTGCCGCATGTGAGTTTCTCTGAGAAGTGACCAAACCACGCTCGGTATAAACCAGACGGAATCAAGAAACTGACAGCCGCAGTAGCACCGTGCGGGTGTTTGGATGACGGTGCAAAAACAAAAAAAGCCTGCGGAGTCCGGCAAGACAATACCGCAGGCAAGGAACGTTCCGGTAACTGAATCGCGAAGACAATTGGAGACCGGACGAAAAATATGTGGATAAACAAAATAAACGCAGAAGTGCTGCGAGAGGTGCTGCAGGAATCGCCCTCCTGTTACATGATCAGTGGTCTCGACGGCGAAATTTACTGGGCA